TTACCATCTCCATAGCATCTATTAATAGTTCAACCATCTTTTCATTATCTTCTTTTTCGTGTATCTCATCGTAAATTAATCTTAATGTCTCACAGATATGTTTTTTATTGTTCGTTCCTGTGATTAAACTTTTCTTTGTAAATCTTCTGCCTAGATCTTCCATTTTTCTTTTATCTCTTTATAATACTCACCCCAGACATCAACTGAATATTTAAAACAAGCATCATTATTAGATGGGTTTTCCTTAGTGCCGTTATTGTGTGTTCTAGCAAAAGATCTATGCTTATGTGCATGCCATGTTTTCTTATTGACCATCAATTTACCTCCTGCTTTCCATGTCTTGAAAACCATCTCATGTGAGTCTTGATAAAGAGGTCCATAACCCTCTGTCTGTAATTCTCCGATAACTTTATCCCACCACGACCTTTTCATCACCCAACAAGATCCCTGCATGGCCATACTTTCTTGGATCATCTCTTTATCATTACCTTGTCTTGCTACCCCAGAGAATTTTTTACCATTTGCATAGTTACCTAATTTCAGAACCATAAAATCAACTGGGGGTAAATCCATTACCTCCCATTTAACAGTATCTAAGAAAAAGCGTCTCGGAGTTACAATCCAATTATCCTCACAGTTATCAGTTAAGATCTTGTCATAACCTTTACCGAAGATCTGATGTTCGTCTACTCTCATAAGGTATTCACCTATAGAAGCACGAACTCCTGTATTAATTGCCTCTCTCATACCGACATTCTTGCCTAGATGTATATAATTTACTCTCTCATCATCTACTATCTGTTCTGCTGGTACCCAATAGCCATCAAGTACAGCAATAATCTCTATATCGCCAACAGATTTGTTTAACAAGTCTTTAATTGTCTTTTCTAGTAGAGGATCTTTATAACTTGGAATAATTATAGATAACATAACTTTATTGCCGTTAAACTGTTAATTTCCAGATTTTAAGTCTATATCTTTACTGTGGATCACAGCTTTTTTAATCTTCTTCCAAATTGGTATTCTTTTTTTCTTTTTAGTTTTCATGGCTTTAGCGAGAGGACAATAGGATTATCCCCTCTAAAAACCTAGAAACCAGTCAACTCACGAGCTGCCAAAGGTTGAACAACTTGTCCACCAACTCTGGAAACAACTCTAATAGCTGTCATATCCTGTGTGAATGCTTGTGTAGTATCTTGTGATATTTTCACAGACATTCTCTTTCTGTCTCCTAAGAAGTATGCTCGCTTCATATCAGCGAAGTACATAGTCCTGTCTGGAACCCAGTCAGAAATTATAACAGATTTACCTTTCAAAGTTGCAGGTGCGCCATCAGCGATACTGTCTTTCCATAGAGGTCGGTTGTTACCATCTAGTAACAATTCAACATTTTGTGCAGTAGTATCATTCATGTAGAACTTAGCGTTATTCCTATATTTACGAGGAAGTGCATGTAACAATCTCGTAATGTCAGTATAATCACCAACTCCTACAGTCGCAATAGCAGCGATAGTTCCAGCAGTATCAATCCCTTGTGGTTGAGTTGTGCCGTTACCTACCCAGATTACTCTTTCTTCTTCATCAGCGATTGCCTCAGAGAACAAACTAATGATCAATGAAACAACATCAAAGATATCACTATCCTCAATTAATTCATCAGAAGAGTAAAGAATAGCTGCTACTTTGTATGCAGTAAGTGTAAGTTGAGAGAAACGAGCAGTCGTAGTAGACTTTGTTGCGTTTTCTGATGTCCAAGTGACATGTGGTCCAGATACCAAGTTTGTGATATTCATCACATCCCTTTTCATAGGAATAACACGAACTTCATTTCGCATTACATTGATATTTGGAATTTCTCTAATCATTTCTTGTAGAAATTCATTAGGGAACAAGAAACCTCCATCAGCAGGAGTACCTTCACTAAGTGCCTTTAGAGCGACTTGGTTATTCGTAACAAGTGCATGATAAAAACCAACAATTTTTTCCTCTTTAGTAAGTTCATTGATATCCTTTATCAAATCTTTACCATTAAGGATCTTGCTTAACTTACTATCTTCAGGCATTTGATTTTTCAAAAGTGCATCAACTGTACCTTGCAGTTTAGCAACTTGATCATTATCAACCTTGACACCAAGTTTGTCAGTTATGGATTTAGCAATAGTCTCTCCCATTTTCTTAGCTTCACCTTCTATCTCTGCTTTCTCGTCTTCACTAAGACTATCATCAGCAGGGACTACATTTTCAGATGGAGTTTCATTTTCAGGAGTAACTTCAGGCTCGTTGTCTTCTTTAATGTCAGCATCTTTTACATCAAGCCACTGTCCATTAATTTTTACTTTTTTACCCATATAACTATTTTAAATTAATTCTATTAAGAGCAAAGTTTATTTGCTTTGCCGACTCTTTTAATGCTGACCTTGCTATCAGTAGTTTCTTTTCACTAGGTGAGAGTCTTCGACCTTTAGATTTTCCTATATCCTCGGGAGTGTCCTTGCCTTTCTCCGTTGGTTCAATCTTAACATCTTTGACCTCGTCTGCAATTTTTTCATTTTTTTCTATTGACATATCTTCTTTATTGTCTTTTATCTCTGTTTTTTCCTCTTTTTCGTCTAAGTTATCCACAGTTAGGAAGTCTTCAAGGTCTTTTTTCTCCTCTAAGCCCATTTGCCCTGCTTCCATCAAAGATTTAATTTGCTGTGCATTTGGATTTGCAGGTACAGTAACCAAAGAAACTTCTATTAATTCATTCCTAGGTATTTGCATTTCCTCTCCATCTGCCCCAGTTTTCGTATCCATATGAGGTATAAAACCTACCGATACAGTATTTAAAAATCCTTTCTTAACCATCTCTGATACTTCCCTAGATAATCTTGTTATATTATGAAAGACAGCTTTCATTTTCAAGCCGGGGGTGTCTGATGATTTATCAACTCTAACATTTGTCCATTTACCGACAATGTTTTCTACACTATGCCAATGATCAATAAGCATACGAGGTGCAGATAAAAAATTTGCTAAATCCCAAGACTCCAAAGTAATAACATCACCATGTCTATCTTTAGTTTCGTCAGATGCGATGAACTCTATATCACCACCTTTTGCTTTTAAATCTAATTTAATATATTGCTGTTTCATAATTCTATTATAACTATTTTTTTAGGCTCTTACAACTGGAACTAATGTACATCTACAATTAGTATGTAGAGGTGGTCCAGCTATATTTTCATAGTCTAAATTAACATCAAAATTATCTCCCCTGAAAGTATCACCTTTTTTAAAGTAATCCCCTCCTAATTTTAATTTCTTACCATTCATAGCAAGACATTGAGGACTTGTCCTTTCATCTATAAATGTTAACCATTCTTTTAGCTCGACAACGTCTGAAACAATAAAAGTTTCTTCAGTAGCAAAAGAAGTAGCCTTAATAATCTCTGTTCTTGCTATTCTGTTTGCCCTGTAACCTTCCATCTTTACAAATGATGCCTTAATCCTTTTAGCTGTTTCTGGAATAGATATCTCATCTTTAATTGATTGTGCTATAACCTTTCCAATAATTCTATTCGTCTGTTTATTCACATCATGAATAGTATTATAAAATCTTTTATTCAAAAATTCTGCTGTTGGTTCATTATTATATTCTGTAATTCTGTTCTTATCTTGTCCAAGTAATTGCATCGTCCTTTTTGATTGTGTTCCTACTACAAAAGAAACAGTAGGTCTTAACTGTTTATACATCTTCTTTGCCTCTTCATCTAAATCTAACAAAGGCTCTTTACTAGATTTCTGTGGAAGTTGATCTGTAACAATCTTACTTTGTTCTCTGAATATAACATTTATCTTAGTGATAAACCTTTTCTCAAATTCTTCTCCTATTCTCAACTGGTCCATCTGAAATTGTTTTTTTGTTTTATCAGATCCATCATAAGAGTCTTGAAATGCTTTAATGTTTTTAACCTTCTGTTCTTTCTTATCAGCTTCTATTTTCTTACTTTCTACCTTAGACAATAATTGAGAGTATAGAATAGGGCTTAATTTCTGTGTTATTTCCCTTTGAATAGTATCTAATAAAGCCTTAGTCTTTCGTTTAACTTCTGATCTTTTGTTATTAGCTCTTATTGCTGTTTTATTTATCAGTTCTTTTTTAACTCTCCGAACACCAGTACCAATAATCTTTGGTTCTACATTTGGAGTAACTGGAGAAGCAACATCATCACCTCCATCAACTGGATCATAACCTAATAACTCTCTAGCCTCATTAATAGTTAATACTCCTTTAGTAACTCCCTCTGTTGATATCTTTAATTTAAGTTCATCATTTTCCGGTACAGGATCTTCAAAATCTAAATAGACAGTTCCACTATCATCAAACAATGGTAATAGAAATTCATTAAGCATTTCTATAATCTTCATCATCTTAGGTTTTATAGTTCTCTTCGCAAATACATAATCTGATGCCTCTGCATTTGCTCGGTTCACATCTTCTGTAATTCCTAGAACAGTTTTTGGTACTCTGAAAATAGCCATGATCTTATCACGAGTAAATTTCATTGTTTCAATGAAGTCCATCTCTTTCTGTGACAATGCCATCGGTTTCCATTCAAGTCCACCTTCTAATACAAGAGTTTTATGTGCATTCGTATATCCAGTATGTTTCTGTTCAAGTTCTCTCTTTAGTTTTCTAACAACTTCTTTAGATAATTTTTTATCTGTACTTAATACACTATCAGGTGTTGCAGAGTTATTGAAAAACTGTAAGTTGAATTTCTCTGCCGACTCGTCCATGTCATATGTCGTAACAGCGGCCTCCAGAGTTCCTTTGCCTCGAAATGGTTTAACAGGATCAGGGTATTTCAAAAAGATAACTTCGTAAGGTTCAAGTGTTATTTCTTTAACTCCTTCTTTATAAATCTTATAAGTATAACCTCCGATTATCTCTCCATCTTTCTTTGGTGGTTTTACTGTAAGTCTATCTGGTCGTAATAAAAATATGTTATGTGGTTTTCCACCTTTAAATTCTAAGAACCAAGGTGCCTCACCTGCTAAGTCTAAATACTGTTGTGTTAAATAAAACAGATCAAACTTTGTTGTATTATTATTTGCTCTTGCTAACAAATCTAAAATTGGACTTTCCTTAACTTCTTCTACTTCACCTTTCGCTGTCTTCTTCATCAACTTGATCTGAATACCAGCAACCTCATTAGAGATACTATCTACACAGGCATAAACCCAACCGACAGCGGCCTCTAAATATTCTGCTATCTTCTTTTTTGGTGTAACACCTAAACCGATTATCGTAGAGATATCAGAAGCTAAGTCTTGCATCGATGTTTTCTCTACTGGGTTCATTTCTTGCATTTCTTGCTCTACACGATTGTTCAATTTATTAAATAGTGTCATAGATTTTTACAAGGTTAATTAATAATAAGTATAACATATTAGAACATAGTAACGCCAATACCACCACCACCATAATCTTTCAAAGCCATACACACAGAGAAAAAACTATCTCCATGACCTTCGGGTGTTTCAGGTGCTTGTAAATCATTGTTAACCATTAGTATCTGACTCCTCTGTCTTGTTTCAGGTAAAAAGACTATTTCCTCGTTAGACAATGCTTTATCAAGGTTCGTAGCCATACTAAATTTTGATTTCAAGGAAAATATAACAGGTTCCATTGGTGCTGGTAAATCTCCCGCCTCTCCGAATGACTCAAACTCTCCTCTGGTATTATCGTAATAAAGTACATATAAGTCAAAGACATCACAGATCTGTTGTAGATAATCTAACTGATCTACATAGTCCCAGTTATCCATCCACTTGCTGTGGATCTGTACATACTTTCTTGTTTCAGGATTGTACTCTAAAACAACTAAGTGAGAAGGGTGAGCTTTCTTGCCTATATCAAAACCCCCAACAACATCTCTTTCTGCAAAATTACCTTCTTTGGACCTCTTTTCTTTAAACTTGATCCATTCATCAATAGTATAGTTTTTATTATCACGACCGATACATCTATCATATCTATCACCAGAGACAAAGGCCTCTTCTGAATATACAGGAGAACACATATACTCTTGGTTGAAAATTCTTGGTCCTCTCTC